AAGGACAAGGATGTACGCAAGGTCTACGAGGAGCCTGTAACCGTCGACTAGGAGAGCAATGGACGAGGAACAGATTAAGTACACGGAAGTAGGGGACATCCTTGAGTATGACTACGACGGAGATTGCCGCCGTCCAGTCGTGATGTGTAACTGTTGCTGGGCGCTAGTTCCCTTGACGTATCGGGACCTGCACACGGAATGGCACCGGAAGGTAGGACAATGATTATTGGAATTGCCGGTAAGGCTGGGCACGGGAAAGACACCGTGGCTAACTTCATCGTGGAGATGGTTCCCGACGCCAAGCGGCGTGCGTTTGCTGATCCGCTGAAGAAGATGGCACTTGCCATTGACCCGCTGATTGAAGGCAACAAGCGGCTAAGTGATTTCGTGGCCAATCCTGATGGGTGGCAGTCGGCTAAGAAGCACCCAGAGGTACGGCGCTTCCTTCAGCGGCTAGGCACGGAGGGTGTTCGCGGTACGCTCGGTGAGGAAACCTGGGTTAATCACCTTCTAGACGAGTACTACGCTGATTGGGACCTGAGCGGAGAGCCAGTCTACGTGATTCCGGATGTCCGCTTCCCGAACGAACTGTCTGTGTGTGATGAAGTGATCACGGTGATCCGTCCCGATGCCGCTGATCTTGGAGAGAATTCCGGTCACGCTAGCGAACAACTGATTGACGGCAACTACAAGATCCTCAACGACTCCGATCTAGAGCACCTGTGGACACGGGTACATGAACTGATGGATGAACTGGAGTTGCTGTGAAGCTAGTAGACGTGATCGCTTGGTTGATCCGTAACGGCAACGCAGAGGATGAGGTAGCGATTGGGGAAGTTCCTAACGGGATGGCCATCAAGATCTATCGAGAGGGAGACGACTTCCCCTCAGCCTCATTGGAGCTAGAAGTTGGTCAATGACCAAGCCTAGCGTTGATCGGATCTTGCTCCGTCATGCGTTCGACTGGTCCTCTGAGAGCAAGTGCAGAAGGCTTCAGGTTGGGGCTGTGCTTGCCTCAGAGGGCCGGTCAATCGCTACGGGGTACAACGGCACCCCCAGAGGTCTCCCAGCCTGTCTGTGTGGCCCTGAGAGCCGTTGTGAGTCTGCTGTACACGCTGAGCTGAACGCTCTCCTGTACGCAGGGAGACTGGGTGTGCGGACGGTCGGCACCACGCTCTACTGCACTCACAACCCGTGTGTAGGATGCTCCGGTGCGATCATCAATGCGGGTGTCGTCCGCGTGGTGTATGCTCAGCCGTACCGAGACCTCTCGGGACTAACCATGTTGGAACAGGCTGGAATTGAAGTGGAGAATCTGATTGATTACTGAACCTAAGGTCACTGTGTGGGGGTACACTGCGGTAACCCCTGAGCTAGTAGACTTCATCGGATCTAGCGATGAGGAAGGAGAGTACCTTTCTGAGGCAGACTACCTGGGCACAGCGGCAGGGAAGATCTGTTACACGACTAAGCCGAACTGGCGAAACCCAGACACCAATACGGTTGACAAGTACATCAAGAACATCCTGAGCCTTCAGCATTACTCGGTGCTGGCTCACGCATCGGTCACGCTGTACCTGGAGGGTGTCTCTCGTGCCCTGACACACGAACTGGTGCGCTCTCGCTTCCTGGCCTTCTCTCAGCTCTCACAGCGCTACTGCAATAGCTCAGAGATGGACTGGGTGTGTCCTCCGATTGACTTGGATGACAAGGAGGCTCAGCTAGATTATGCACAGCATTTTGACTCGTGCCTGACTGCGTATGATCAGCACACAGAGCGGCTGATGAAGAAGCTTGCCAGCATGGATCCGCACATGCGCAGGAAGCGTGCTCGTGAGGCAGCGCGTGGGGTGTTGCCGAACATCACGGAAACCAAGATCGTCACGAGTGGTAACCTGCGTGCCTGGCGAGACTTCCTGTCCCAGCGGCTTGACCCGACTGCTGACCTGGAGATCATGCGGCTAGGCTCTGTTATTCTGGAGATTATGAAGGACTACGCACCCAGCACCTTCAGTGACTTTAAGAGGGAAGATGACAACTGAAGCAAAGCAAGCCGCGATTATCGCGATAGCACTGTATCTCATCTACGACGTAGCGTTTTCGCTCGTGAGTGATACGGTTCTCTACGTCGCTAGCCTGGTGGTTATGGTCGCCTACGCGGGGCTAGCGGGATGGGCTTTCTATTCCTACCGAGAGCCAGAGAAGCCTAGCACCGTACGAGCGCGGACAAGTACACACCGCAGAGCCTGAGAGACACGAAACCCCCGATACCTGGTGAAGGTGTCGGGGGTTTCGCTTACCCAGTGACCGGGGGAATTGCACCGGGTGGCAGTGTATCCGTAACTCCAGGAGGTGGCGGTGGGTACGCAATGCCCGCCGTACGCATCATAGAGACAACAACGCGACCCCATGCAACCATTGCCTCAATGTGAGCACGATCAAAGGCACGTTCCCTCATCATGAGCCGTAGTTGTTCGTCAGTAGCGTCCAGACGAGATTGCATCTTCTGCATCTCAATTTCGTGACGCTGCTGATCCTCCATGCGCAACTCCCGTAATTGGGCTACGTCGGCTCTCCAGGAATCCACCTGTACCCGCCAAGACTCCTGGTCTAGCTTCTTTCTTTCGATCTCCGCTGTCTGCTCACCCAGTGCCCTTGCCTGAGCCTGAGCGTCCCTTGCAGTCCTAGCAGTATACCGGTTGGCAACCCAGATACCGCCGACACTTCCCACGAGGGAAATAATTGCGATAATTACGGACGGGTCCATTACTTCTCCTCGGTATCGTCCGTATTCAGGTTCGCGTAGGCTTCAGGCCATCCAGCCACAACCATAATAAACAGACTGATAAGTGCATAAATGACGAACGCATAAATATTAGCAAATTGTCCCTCACGTCCGTCTGTTGCGAGCCAAGTTGAGAATGACCACGCGTAGAACAACATCCAGACCAGCGGTGGAGTCAGGAAAGCGTTATACCCTAGCGCGTCGTAGTTCTCAGTGGACCAGCGCTTACGGAACGCCCCAGTTGTGAAGGCAAGCGTTCCTGCGATTATCCAGAGGATTCCGATCCATGAGCCGTCTAGGATTTGAAGAATTGTGTCTGTTCCATCTCCAGGCGATGAAAATCGTTCCATCGGGTTGAAGAGGTGAGTAATTCCGATAGCTGTCCAACTAAGTCCACCGAGAATCAGAAGTAAACCCCTTCTACCGATTCTGTCGGTAAGCTTCAAGTTGGCCGGATTCATGCGCCTGTACACTCTTTTCCCCGATTAGTTAGGAGCTTTAATGCTAGTCCCCTAATACTAACAGGAACGATTAAGGACACACCACCAGAAGGCAATTTTTGCCTGTTGATCAAGCTTTCAACAAAATATCTCACGTGGTAGGCTCACCCTGTTGTGCGGCCTCTTCCGCCTGTCGCGCTGCCCTTCTGTCTCGAATTGCCTGGATGCGCTTCCGTCCAGCGTCAGCAACCTTCATTCTCGTGAACATAGCGTCTTCTGCGGTCTCGTAGTCGGGGTATGACTCGTCAATGACGATCCACACGCGGCCACACCGCTCACAGAAGATGTGGGGGAGAAGCCCCTCATCTGTTTGTTCGATCTGGACAGACTGTCCGTTCATTCGGCCAACCATGTAACTGAAGTTCAGTTGGTGCCCGTTCTCTTGGCAGAACTCGTCCCAGACAGCCTTTCTGATTTCATCTGTAAGCTCAATAGCCATTTTCTCTCCTAGTACCAAATCAAGTAGTTGATTGCAAAACTGGGCTGCTGGATGTCTGTGTTAACAGTAATTGGTGTCGGCTGAGCCACACCAGTAGTTGCAGCCTGGTTTCTTAGCGTGTGCGCCACTGGTTCGATGCTGATGGAGTGGTTGTGACCACCTGCATAACCTGAATCAAATGAATGGTTGTGCGTGCCTGAACCATCTGTCCAGGAGGTGGGTGTACGCCTGATCCTCTGAATGGCGTTGGTAGGCTCCCACCAATCCAGGCTTCCAGAGCTGTGACCACCGTGGTTACCGCCTTGAGCAGTCAGCCATGAGTGCTGGTGATCACCGACACCACCAGATGCGTGAGCGTGACCAGGGTTGCTGGGGTTGTTCTCAATGGTGTGGGTGTGGCTTACTTGAGGCAGATGGCTGGGTGTTAGCGTAGTGGAAGCAGAGCGGCTGGTTGCACCGAACTTAGTTCCCAGTGGGTTAGTGGCGTCGGCTCCGGAGAGCACTCGTCCGCGTAGATCTGGGATACGGAATTCTTGTGCTGTATTGCCAGGACCAAATAGATTCTCACCAGCAGTCTCGCTGAACAGTCCTTGAGCCTTAGCCCAGTCAAAGAGACCCTTGTAAGTAGTGCGAGAGATGGAAGAGCCATCCAGGAGCAGGGTGCCAGGCTTGGGGGTCTTGCGTAGTGTATGTTCAATCTCCCCTGTGGGCTGTCTTACATAACCAACAGGAGGGTGCTCAATACCGACAACTGACCACTCATCACCGAACTGCTGGATCTGTACAACCTGGTTGACCGTATGCGAGGATCCAGACATCCGGTTGACACCCGTGATAGTCTGGTTGGCATCGGTTCTAACGGTAACCGTTTCGTCCGTGATGGCTGTGATCTGCGCAATCTGAACTACCGGTGTCCTAGGAGCGGTCGCACCCACAACCACCATGTCAGTACCTACTACGTCAATCTGGACGCGTTCACCCAGGATCGGTGCGTAGGAGGCGAGACGACGAATAGCGGGCAGATCTTGACCGGCTACGTTGACGTCAACCGTACCGTTAGCGCGGATAGCAACAATGATTCCCCACCGGCGCAGCACGGCAGAGGGGTTGACTTCCTGCACCATGGACTGAGCGATACCGGCAGATGCTCGTGGTGGAATGATTGGGCGAGGGATACCACCGGGGCTAGCGTGTGGAGCCGTCATGCCGCACCCCTACGCTTATCGGTGGTAACACTCATCTCGCTCTCAGCGTCTAGTGGCATATCAATACCGCTCACCACAAACGTATCATCAAGCTTAGACCGCTCTCGCTTCACGCGCACCACGTCACCATCCTCTAGACGCGGGTCCGGTACGGCTGTTAGGGTTACCGATAGCTCAGGCTTTCCGACGCGGCGTAGCAGAGACTGCCCGGTAGCAATTGCCTGCTCTTCCGTCTGGATGAGACCAGTTGGGAAGAAGTAGGGGATCTTGACAAACGCGTTCTCTCTCCACACTTCTACGCGGATAGGCTGGTCAATCTCGGATCCCTCGGAGTAGACGATTACTCCGGTGTACAGCGTAGAGGAGTCAGTCTCTCGCCTGAAGGAAGTCACTACGCTGTTCTCATCGTCGGTGAAGACGCGTACCACGGTATCCTGATCAGGATCCGGAATCCTGCGTAGCGTGACAACACCAGCCGCATCAAAGTACAGGTCCATTCCGTCAGCACGAGCAATCTTGACCGCATCATCCCAGGGATCGTTATCGGCAGACGTACCCAGGGTTGCACCAGGAACCGTGGCGTTAGTAGGCTGAAAGTTGTACTGAAGACCCGGTAGCCTAGACTCAAGCATGTCCCGGATCACGTCACCCACCTTGCCACCACTAGGCACACCGTATGGGAAGGTCCAGCGGAGACGAGAGATCAGTTTTGAAGGGTCATACGCGTCAATACTGATTTCCAGCGAATCGCCTTTGTCGTCAATCTTAGGGTTGTCCGGATAGAAACGACCAAGCGGGAACAACTCTTCTGTACCGTCCCTCCACTTGATGCCCCGGTATACCTGCAACTGATGTCCTGAGAATGGCTGTAGCATGTCCTCAAGCTCAGTCGGCACAAGTTCCCCGGTCGGATCCTGAATGATCATTGAACACTGCCGCCGGATCTTACGGGACGAGTCTATAGAGACTGTTCCACCAGTCACATTGAATGTGCCGATGACGAGACGTCCAGTCCGGTCCAGAATGTCACAACGCACCGAAACGTCATGGCTGGACGCCACAGACGCAGCAAATCTGTCTGAGCTAACAAACACTCAATTCTCCTTTTCCGTAGCCAATTACATTCTATCAGTCGGCTACATAATCCCATCCGAGATCAGGAGAGCGCTGCTCTGTCCACTCCTGCTTGATTGTGCGGTGCCTCGTGCGCTGCTGAAATGGTCGCTCAGAAGGTGCGTCACCCTCTAGCCGGACGTAAATCGTCTCTCCGATCTCCTCATACTGGTCTGGTGGGATCCTCAGAAGCAGGATTTCTGATCGCTCGGTAAGGTCACGGAAAGCCTCACGCTCTTCCCGAGAGTGAGTGACCACGGTGAAACCACCCTCACGCAGACCACGCACACCGGTAGTGATGACAGCATCCGGGCGACCGATCGGCCGGAACTTGCCTTGACGGATCGGCCGGACGATGGCATCGTAGGACTGGACACCAAAGGCACGAGCGGAACCAGGGCGTAGCGGATCCGAGATCCAGAGCAGACCGTCAGACCAACTAACCGGCGGTAGTTCGACAGGTGCGGACACGAGAGACGCGTTGGCATACAGAGCCTTGATGGTAACCGCATAGGTCATGGGATTACCCATGCGTGCTTCTTCATCGCGCACCACAACGCGCTGTGTGTCAACCGGAATCGGAACGTTGCGCCCGTAGCGGATCGTACGGTCCTCTGAGACCTCGTACACGTTGGCGAACGTCTCACCCATGGTTCCACCAGGGGACCACTCAGAACCGGTCGTAGGGCGCAACACAGGGTCAAAGAAGAGGTGTGTAGCGTTGGCTACCGGAGTTGCCTGGAAGGTGACACGCATACCCGCGTATGCAGCACCAGCAGGAGCAACCGCAGTCACCACCGATCGAATAGCAGACTCGTCACTCTGCGGTGTGGCACTGAACGGCTGAATGAAGTTCTGATCTGCGTCAAAGAACTCAATAGACACGTAGGCTTGCACCGGAGCATGGTTGAGTGCGGCAAGCAGCGTCGCGGCGGCTGTGTACGTCATACCGGGAGCAACTGGCCACACCGTACCCGTGTATGCGCTCATGGTTCCTGCCCCATCGGACCGGACCTCTACCGCGTACAGAGACTGAGATGAGGAGAAGGCCACACCGGGAGTCACCGTGGAGTTGGAGTTGTCTCCTGAGTGGTCGGTGTCAATCCAGTCATCGAACCCACGTGCCGCGCCTTCACTGAGGATGGAGTCTCGTCCCTGAATGGTGATCTCAATCGTACCTTCATCATCGATCACCCGAGTAGTTGCGGTAGGGGCAGCAGGAGGAACGATCGATACAGTGAATTCCGCGTAAGACCAGCCAGAGTACACACCGTTGGTAGCTACCCGCACGTAGGCGCGATAAGTCTCGCCATTGACCAGAGGTGTAGGGATCTCTACGTTTCGGGTAGACTCCTCAAACCGCTCTGTTGAGTCCCAGACAGCAGTAGCGGTTGTGGGGTCGAATGCACCACCAGCGGCGTAAACGTCGTTAACAATAACCTTTACGTGCCACAGTTGCTGAACGTCGTTCTCAATGTCGAACATCGTCCAGGTAACCGTAGGGTTGGTGACGTTAGTTGTACCAGCGGGAGCCAGCACGGTTACCGACGCAGCAGAGGATGCCTCAACGGTCGTACCCGATGAGTACGGAGAAACCTGGTTGTAGTCGTCTCGAATGGAGATGCTGAAGGTGTACCTCTGGCCATTAGGGATTTCACCCGGACGGAACGCATACGAGGTACTAGAGCTAGGAAGGTAAGTTTCAGTAGCTACCCAGGACGAACCGTTCCACCACTGGTAGGGACCGTTCTGCACCTGACGACGGATAGCAAAAGCCGTCTGCGAACCGATGTTGCCGTAGTGGTTGTTCCGCCATTCCATGGAGAAACCGTTACCGAGATCGGCAACAGAACCATTGGCAGGGAACACCATTGAGGAAGCAGATGGTGGTACGGCAACTTCAAAGTTCGAGTAAGACCACGCTGAGTACTGCGTTCCACCGGTCTCGTTAGGAGTCGATCCCACACGAACGTAAGCGCGGTACTTCTTGTGGTTGGTGAGGTCTACGGAAGGCACCACAGCCGTTGCGGTACGGTTGTCGGCTGTGTTGGTGGCCATCCATGTGTGTCCTAGGTGAACATCAGGATTGAAGTCCTCTGCCAAGTAGGTATCTTCAGGAACAATCTTGACAATCCAGGCATGCTGAGGCTGACCGTCCACATCTGCGAACGTCCAGCGGATTGTAGGCCGTGGCGTACGAGCAAAACCGCTAGGCTCTGTGACACTCGTAGTCGGCGGGGTTGATGCGTAGAGTTGCCGATACGGTGCCCACGAGGTACCCCAGTTGCCGCTAGCGTCACGAGTCTGTACCGTCCACTCCCAGAGGTAGCCGTTAGGCCACTGTCCAGCAGGAATGCGGAGGTACCCATTGCTGAGACCACCACCAGGAGTTGACTGAGTGAGGTCCGTGACCGTGGTTGACCAGCCGGTACCCGTCCAGTATTCTGTGAGGTAGGTGTTGGGAGCAGTTAGCCTACGCCGCTGGACTCGCCACGCGCTCTGAGCATCGTTGTTCGGGTCGTTGTGCTGCCAGCGGAGATCCACACCACGGGTGTTCGCGTCCCACACAACACCGGCGGCAGGCTCTAGAAGCGTAGGAGCACCAGGAGCGGTGTTGAAGTCCTCAGAGGTGATGATGACAACCGGACGGTTGGAAGAGCTTGCAGGAGACAGCTCAACGTAGTACCGCTCATCGTCGTTGTATCCATCGGGTGCAGGACCGAGAGCAATACCGGTCGCCACACCATCCTTCAACTCGTTACCGATAGTGGTTCCGAGATTGACGTTACGCCACTGTCCGGTTGTTACACCCTGGTACTGCACGCGGTTCTGGTTGACACGAGAGTCCGACCACACGTCAGGCTCAGAGGTGTAGTTGTGTGTACCGAATCCGATACGCGCTTCCCACTCGTCCAGGTCACGGACGTAGAAGTCAATGAGGCAACCGGTTACTCGCTTGTTTGCTAGCTTCTGCCGGATGTCCAGGGAGTTGAAGAGCATAATGGCACGGCGGTTACCGGCATCATCCTCGTCTGGGTCGAAACCCTGGATGAAGCCGTCACGCCGCTCATACTTGCGACCACTGGAGAAGTACGTTTGACCACCAGTACAGTTGAAGCGGTTCAGATAGGTAGCCATTAAACACGTCCCTCGTACTGCCTGTTAATCTCTTCACTCCACGCTGTCAGAGTATCGGTCAGAGTCTGGTTCAACTGTTCAATTGTAACTGAATCGGCATTTCCGTTGATATTCACCTGAACGGCACCCTGAGCAACCGTTAGTGTGTTTCCACCAGAGCTAGCCGCGCCTACCGCAGACTGGCCAGCACCTAGAGCCTTGAGAAGAGCCTCAGCGTCACTGGCTGACTGGCTACGTAGGAACTCCTCAATATCCCCTGAGCGGTTGAACATCACGTCCCGGATGTCCGGAGCAGAAGACTTCAGAGCCTTCTCAATGTCCGGGAAGGCACGGAGGAAGGTGTCTTCAAGACGTGGTGACAACTTGTCTAGGTTAGAAGAAAGCTCCTTCTCAAGCTTGCGGATTGGGTCAATGTCGTCATCGATGTGCGGATTAGCCCTACGGAACTCTTCTTCAGACATACCCGCGCGCTTGGCAAGAGCACGGATCTGGTCATCAGAGTCCATCTTCTCCTTGCCGTTGTTGTACTTGGTAGGATCGATGTCCCTACCGGTACGCAAGAAGTGTTCTAGAGCAGCGCTCAGCGCGTTGGAGATGCCATCCACAACAGGTGCGGGTACGGGGTTCTGCGGAGTGCTGGTGCCTGGTCCGGCGGCTGGTGCAACACTGTTGATCAGGTCTAGTAGCACGTCCTGAAGCTCTGCCAGCGGCACTCCCATTGCCCCGCTGATAGCCTCCATCTGAGCAGAGCTACCCATGATCTGGGTTGCAAACTCCTTGATCTGGAGTCCAGCCTTGTCCTGGATGGCGGTAGCAAGCTCTGGGGAGAACTTGGCTAGCGCGTCCTGGAAGGAGATACCCAGTTCACCAGTAGGGATCTCAGGCACTACGATTGGTGGAACCTCTACCGGCGGCGTAGGAGGCAACACGATTGGTGGGGTGTCGGGAGTCTCGGTAGCAGGCTTCTCCCGTGGCATGATCCGGTCAATGAGATCCCGGATCCAGTCGGAAGCGTTACGCCACGAATCCTTGATGTGCTCACCAAGCTGAGGTGCTAGCCACTTGAAGACGCTACGGAAAGAGCGCTCAAATGTGGTCATCGGGTCGGCAATGATAGCCTCAGGCTTACCAGTACCATTGATGGCCTGAGTAATGCCAGGCTGTAGCCAACCGCCCGTGTCGTAAGAGCCTACCCGCTGGTGGTGAGCCCAGGCAGCGCTAGGAGATCCGTAGCGGTTCTTGATGTAGTTCAGACCCCACTGAGCCTGAGCACCCGCCGAACCCTCAACCGGTCCGTGTAGAGAAGTCATCTTCTGGAAGAGACCACGCGCCGATGAGCTAGGGTTGGCAGCGTTGGGGTTCCACGAAGACTCCTTCTGAATCAGAGCAGAAAGAGCAGCCCACTCCGCACCCTCACCCCAACCGAACTGTGCGGCAACTGCCTTTACCTGATCCTGAACGGGACCGGTTGTAACGGCAGGGTTTCCGCCACCGATGAGGCCACCGAGAGTGGAGATGGATGTGAGAAGTTTGATAGCGGCATCCCGCATACCAGCCCAGCCCTTGTCATGGAAGTTGACTCCCATGGGCTCCATCCAGTTAGGGTCATCCGGCATGATGGAGCGAACAAAGTTGCGGCTAGTTTCAGGAAGTCCGAGCATCGCGGCGATGGAGTCGAACAGTGCGCCCGGATCAAAGAATCCACCAGCACCACCAGAGGCGAACACGCCGCCGACTTCTGGTAGGTGGTACTTCTTGGTGAAGCGCGCGGCATCGGCACCTGAGGCACCTGCACCGAACTTGGTACGAGAAGGAGAGCCACCCGCCTCTACGTTGGTGCCACCGAGCGTACCCGCCATGTGACCGGGGTTGCCGTTGTAGGAACCAACCGCGTAGGCTGAGTTGAGTCCGGGAGCGAATCCACCCCACGGGAAGCTTGAGGTAGCGCCAAGTCGGCGGTGTGGCGGCTGACCACGGAGCACGTTTGTAATAGCGCTCTGGAATCCGGAGCAGTCGTAACCGGCCGGACCAACGCCACCCCAGATGTACGGCTTACCGTTCTGGGAGCGTGCAAAGTTCATGGCGTTGACCAGAGCACCACCAGCAGCGAACCCAGGAAGCTCTACGTTGCCGCCGGTAGCGTGCTTGGTGGGTCCCTGTGCGTAGCGTCCACCGGTCGCCTGTAGAGCCTCAGCCTGACCGCTGTTGAGTGCGGCTAGGAAGTTGCCCGCGATGTCTGCTACCTTGTCGTCTACGATGAAGGCACCAGGCTTGAAGACTGGGATCTCGTTACGCTCTACGAAGCCACCGGTAGCAAAGCCTGGTAGCTGTCCGTGCCGCGCCATCTCTCGGAGCTTGCGTACCCCCTGGTGACCACCAGCCCCGGCAACCTCCCTTGCGCTCCACACGTGTTCGTCGTATGATAGGAGAGCAGGGACGCGATCGGCAGTACGACCACCGATGCCGTTAACCTTACCGGCTAGGTCGTCGGCAGCGTCACCACCAGAGGCAAGGCGAGGAATCGTAGGAATGGAGATACCGAGAGCGCCATTAACCTTCTCAATGGGCCAGTTGATTCCGTCAATGATGAAGTTGACACCAGTACGGAACATGTCGTTGATCATCTGCCAAGAGCGCTCAGCAATGCCCTTGATGCCATCCCAAATCCGCTGGAATCCGGTTGAAATGCCATTCCAGAAGCCATCCCAGCGAGTCTGGAAGTCAGCAAGTCCAGCCTGGAAGAATAGCTTGATGGCATTCCAGACGGTTTCACCAATGCCCTTGATGGAATTCCAGATGGTCTCCCATGCAGTCTTGATGGCATTCCAGATGGTATCCCAGGTGGTACGGAAGTTGTTTAGCCCAGCCTCAAAGAATGTGTAGATCGCATTCCAGACAGTTTCTCCGAGAACCCGAATGGCTTCCCAAATGGACGCAAACATCTCCTGAATGGCAGTCCAAATGGTATTCCAGAAATCGGAGAAGCTAGTCAGACCACCAGTGAAGAATGCATGGATCGCATTCCAGATTGTGGTAGCAGCAGTCTGAATGGCAGTCCAGATGCTAGTGAAGAATGTAGAAACGGCTGTCCAGATGGTTGACCAAAGGGTTTGGATTCCGGTTAGCCAAGTTGTGAAGAATGTCTGGATCGCTGTCCAGATGGTAATGGCGGCAGTCTGTAGCGCTGTCCAGATGGTTGAGAAAAGCGTTGAAACAACTGTCCAGACCGCAGACCAAGTAGTCTGGAGTCCGGTTAGCCATGTATTGAAGAAATCAGAAATGGCGGTCCAGACAGTTGTTGCGATTGTCTGAATTCCGGTCCAAACTGAATTCCACAGTGAGGAAAGCAGATTCAGAGCAACATTCGCTGCTGCGCTGATGTATGCCCAGAAGCCATCCCAGTCTCCGGTAATGAGCGCAATGAATCCCTGGAAGGCTAGTTGGATGGCAAGAATGACGGTCTCAATGATTACGCGGATCGGATCGAATAGACCGAACGTTACTGAGTTGAGACCAACCCAGAAGTTATCCCACAGCGTACCGATGAATCCGATGAAGCTATTGAAGGCGTTAAGGATGGCCTGACCAACACCTGTGACCACGGAAACCACGCCAGAAATCATGGCGTTGAGTCCGTTAATCAGACCCTCGATAATCCAGGTACCGAATTGCGCGAACAGAGTAGATGGGGACGAGATACCAAGGGCATCCTTGAAGCCCTGAAGGAAGCTGTCAATGAGTCCGGTGAACCAACCCCATACCGCTCCACCGGCTGATTGCAGACCGGAAATGAGACCGGTAATGATGTCGATACCGATTTGCATCAACGCACCGGGCGCGCTGGTGAATAGGTTGGCGATAGTTGTTGGGAGGTTGGTGAAGAAGTCCCATACCGCTGTAGCCCCGCTGATGAAACCGTCACGCAAAGAATTCATCGCGTTGGTTCCAAGGGTGAGCAGGGATGCACCTAGGTTAACCAGGAAGTTACCGATGTTGGCAGGTAGGTTCCGGAAGAATTCAACCGTAGCGTTGAAGCCATTGACAATGGCGTCAGCGAAAGCGGTAGCTCCCTCAATAGCGAACCGCACCAGGGTACCGACCAGCGCACCGAGAGCATAGGCGATGCGGTTCGGTAGCTCTGAGATGAAAGTGACCGCGTTCTCTGGTAGGTTGCGGAAGAAGTCGATTACCGTAGTAATGGCGTTTCCGATACCCGGAACAAAGGTGTTGGTGAACCAGTCGACTACGGTACCGACGATGTTGGTAATGCCGCTGAAGGCGCCATCAACAATCGCCCGGAATCCTTCAAAGTGGTTGTAGGCGTAAATGACACCAGCAACCAGAGCGGCAATACCAGCAATGATCCAGGTAATCGGTAGCGCAGAAATGGCGGCACCGAGAGCAGCGAAAATACCTGGTCCGGCAACAAAGGACATCTGGAAGGCTAGCCACGCGGCACGGAGTACGGTAAATGCCGGTCCAAGCGCACTGATGACGCTGGTAGCAACGCTCATCAACTTAGCCTGAGCATAGATGGCAGCGAATCCAGCCGCAATCGGTCCCAGGTACGGTGCGATGGTTGACAGGACAGCGGCTAGAGGTGGTAGGATCGTCGCGGCAAGTGCGGCTAGGTCAGGGATCAGCGGTGCAATTGCGATGACAACCGCTGAGATTGCGTCGGCTACTGGCCTAATCGCTGGCTGAAGGGCAATGAACGCCTGTGCGAGAGCAGTTCCGATGGCCAGAAGTCCCGGTGTCAGTCCCGCGATTGCGTCATTGATTCCCTGGAAGATGGCTACGAGACCAGCATTACCAACCGGTGTGTTGAGGAAGGCATTGATCTCTCCGGTAACCCGTACTAGAGTGCCTAGGAGGTTGCTACCGGCTGCAACTCCAGCCTGGAATACGGTGTTGAAGATACCGGCAAGATTGCCAACTAGCTGCCCCAACTGCTTGACAACGTTGAGACCGTTCTGAATAATGGTGAACAGTTCACCGGAGTCCTTAGCCTGAGAAACCCAGGCAGCGAACCGGTTAGAGAGATCTAGGAACGACTGAGCAAGACCAGGCATGAACTGCGAGCCAACGGCAAACAGATCCATGAAGGCTTGTGTGAGAGGAACCAGAGCCTGAGACGCTGTGTGAATGGCGGTTGCGGTGTTGTTCAGTCCCTGGCGTACCGTCTCCTGACCCTGAGCAGTGTTCAGGTAGTCAAGAGCACCCTTCATGGCTAGGTTGTAGCCATCGGCAATCGTGCCCAGAGAAGTCTTGAGCATCGGAATGTAGTTACCGGCTAGCTCTCCGATGCGCTGAGCGATGCCGGTAAACATCCGCTCCTGAACGTCTAGCCTCAGGTCATCCCATGCTGGCTTCAGACCACGAATCGTGGTAACAAGGTCACGAGCGGCGGGAGAAAGAGCAGCCATGGCCAGAGCAGCCTTGATGGAAGCCGCACTAGCCGCACCAGAAGCCTCAATGCTGGCATCTGCAAGTGCCTTCTGAGCCTCAGCAACGGCACGAGCGGCATCCTCGTTCTGCTGGTTGGCAGACGCGATGGCACGAGCAAGGTTCTCCTGAGCATCCTGGACGTCTCGTGCACCCTGAGCACGCGCCTTAGCTAGGTTCTCCTCGGCACGCTGGATGTTCTTGGCGTTGTCAGCGGCATCCTGTGCCTGCTGAGCACGTGCATCTGCTAGCCTCTGCTCTGCATCCTGGACGTCCCGTGCTGCCTGACGCTGGGCACGTGATACGTTCTCCTGAGCATCGGCAATGCGCTCTGCTGAGTCAGCGGCAACCTGAGCAGCATTCTCGCGTGCATCTGCTGCATCACGCTCTGCATCACGAATGGCACGAGCACCGTCCGTCTGAGCGCGTGTGAGGTCTTCCTGTGCGTCTGCGATACGGTCGGCAGAGTCGGCGGCAATCTGGGCAGCGTCGGCACGAGCGTCAGCAACGTCCTTCTCGGCATCGCTCAGACCACGTGTAGCGTCTTCTAGGTCACGCTGTGCATCACGGACCGTTTCTGAGCCTTCAACACCAGCCTCAGCCGCCTTACGCGACTCCTCTTGCAGATCCTTGTATCGGTCTGAAGCCTCATCTAGAGAAAGCTGAGCCTGCCGTACCGCGCGGTCCAGGTCATCAATCTCTTCCGCACCAGCACCACCGGCACGTGCCTCAGCTAGCCTCTGCTTTGCTTCCTGAAGTCGGTCAACGGCTTCTTCTTCAGCAAGCGCAGCACCACGTAGTGAGAAGTCTAGTTGCTGTAGCTCTTCCCGCGCATCCTGGTAGGCACGAGTCAAAGCCTCCTGAGCATCACGCGCGGTCTGCTGAGCACGCTGAAGGCTGTACTGAGCGCTCTCTACCCGGTCTAGAGCCTGCTCCTGGTTACGCGCGCTCTGGGCTACTGCGTCGGCAACTCGCTCTTGTGCATCCTCAATCTGCTGTGCTACGCGGATGCGGGTATCGGCTAGGTTCTCTTCAGCGTCGGCTAGTGCCCGCTGTGCTGCCTTCTGTGCCCGTGCTGCTGCCTCAATGGCGTCCTGTAGCGCTTCCTGCGCATCAGCAATACGCTCTGCTGCGTTTACCCGTGCATCGGCTACGGCACGCTCAGCGGCTGCTACAGCCCTTGCATTCTGCTGTGCTGAACGAGCGGCAGCCTCTACCGCGTCGGCTACTTGCTGCTGTGCTGAGGCAATCCGTTCTGCGGCTGCCTGCTGTGCATCGGCGAGAGCCTGACGCGCGTCCGCTACTTGCTGCGCACCCGCAACCTGTGTACGGTCAGCCGTACGCACTGCATCAGCAAGACGATTCTGAGCGGCTTCCACAGCCTTTGCCGCCGCGTTACGGGTACCAGCCGCTGCCTGTGATGCCGTTGCCGCCGCTGTCTCTTGCGCGCTGAGTGCCTTAAATGCATCCCCGATACCGCTAAAGCCCATGATTGCGGTACCGATACCGGCCGTAATGCCGCCAAGCGCGGCTGGAATCAGGGCCAGCGAACCAGCGGCGGCAACGGCTGCTGCTCCTAGTGACGCAAGTGCTGGTGTCAGAGCAACGATAGCGGTTGCAATAGCCGCGATGCGACCGGTAGAACCACTCATCGTACTGTTCAGACTTGACAGACCAGAGTTTGCGCGGCTAGTATCTAGGTTGACAGAAGGGTTAGCCCTCATACTGTCTAGCGCGTGCAGTTCAGCGATGAGCATGGCAATTTCTGCCATCACAGCGCCGGTATCGATGTCGACAATAGGCTCTACATGCATGGAATCCAGGTCATGCAAATCCATCTGTAGAGCGTCGACTTCAGCTCTGGCTGTACTTGTGTCTACATCCACGTCAATGCGGAGCGGAGACATGCTTTCTAGGTTGCGTAGAGCACTAACCAGCGCCCCTACATCCGCCATAGCGGACCCTGTGTCTACGTCCACCTCAACGCGGGTGCCTGAAAGCCCTCTCAATGCGCTCTCTACACGGTCGATATCACCGAGAGCACGAGTAACATCAGCATCCACTTCTACGGTGGTGCCGGAAAGACCGGTCAGAGCAGTCTTGACCCGGTTGACATCAGACAGAGCGCGAGTAACGTCAGCCTCTACCTGAACCTTGATTTTCTCGCTACCCAGATCACGGAGAGACTTCTTCAAACCATCCGTGGCAGCGCGTGTAGACTTCTCAAATTCCTTGCGGAAGGAGTCTCCAAGCTCCTTACCAAGCCTGCTACCAGCATCCGAACCCTGCCCACGAATGGCATTGTTCAGACCGTCGCGAATTTCCGGAGCGAGGGACCGGGTGATTGAGTGGATCTCTACGTGAGCAGAGCCGATAATTGCCACCCGGTCACCTCCTCCGTCTAACCATTAACTGGTGGTGTATCTGGAAGACCCGGATTTTGCGGATCGTCCCTGAGAGAAGAATCCATTTTCTTCAAAGCTTCTAGCTTCTTCTCCCCATGTTCATTTAGTGCTAGCTCAATAAAGGCGCCGTACGTCAAATCCGTCAGGAGACCGGGGTCAACTCTGCGGTAGTCCCAGCCTGACCGCGCCGCGAACGCCGCGACGTACGGTTCGTGCTGGATGCGCCACGCTGAGAGCCGCTTGACGGTTGTGTAGGGTTTCCCCGTGTGTACTGCTCCACAAGCCATCCGACTAGCTCAGCAAGCTCTTCAATCTTGATCGGGACATCCGGATCATCCAGAACCTCGTAGAGACGGCCGAGAGATGAAGTCGGGTCAACGCCAGGCTCAATACCCTCTGCCTCAGCGCGGTCTAGCTCTGCGTCCCGGTGGAATCGCTTACCAGTGAATGCCTCTGGCTCTTCACCATCATTTGACTTGACACAAACGTCAAAGACCTGTAGGATTCCCTCAGACTGCTTGGAAACGTCGCGGCTGTCCACCTTTCCGACTAGCTCTAGAAGAAGCCGACCATTCACAGCGGGACGGCAGTTAAGTTCTTTAGCTGGGCCGAGATCGAATGTAATTGCCTCAGGCTCTGGTGCGTCAGTAGCAATCTGACCGAAACTACGATGTGCCATGTGTTACTGCTCTCCGTTTCTAGCTCAGGAAGATTCCTGCTCACACCAATAATACAGCATCTGTAATACTGGCAATCCTGTGGTTGACAAGTCATTCCACCGCAATGTGGAGGTTGTCTGTAAGGTAACGGTTCGGACGAGTACCAGGGTGGTTTACGCTACGAGCAAATACCACTTCACCGCGCCTATTCGTGAAGCGCAGTACCTTTGCATTCCGTGCCCTGATGACATGTGGTCGGCTACCGTCATGGTGGATCCGTGCATACGAGACGTTAGAGCCTACCTGTACTGCGAGATCCCCACCCTTGCCGGTAATCCAGTCTCGGTGCATACTGGCACGCAGATTCCCGGTACGATGTCTCGCCTGTCGCCTTGCCGCGTTGAGAAGACGTCCAGCCCTGCGCCACAAGTCCTTACCAACCAGGCCATCCCGAGACTTAAACTCCTTGTCCCAGCCTGGTTGTAGCGGAACCTCAATGCGGTCAGCCACTAGACAACCTGCATCTCTACCGTCATACCGATACCGTGCATCTCTCCCTGAGGCTCCAAGACACCTACGTTAGCGATGACTCCAGTTCCGTAAGTCTGGTCAGAAGCAAAAGCCGCTTCCAGCAAGAGCCATCCGTCATGCATGATGATTTCGGAAGCCTCAGAGATAACCTGAGCGCTGGGAGCATTTCCGCTAGAGGTCAGGGCAGGGATGTGACGCCACAATTGGACGTCAAAAGTCATGGACCGTGGAGCGTTGTTCCGATTTGAGTAGGGGGTGTTCAGCTCATTTCCGGGAAGTCCGGTGTAGGTTCCACCAAACATCACAGCAAGAAGTGGCTCATCTACTGCGACACTGCCGATAGCGACGAATTGTCGGGTAGGAAGCTCAACTCCTGCTGCCTGGTAAGTAGCAACAACGGTATTGAGCAGATGCCAAGCCGCACTAGGAATAGGCTTGTCGTGTCCCCTGGGGTATTGGACTTCTCCACCTGGATACATAAATCCTCTTCACATAGTCAAAGGTGCGTGACCCCATAATAGCAGTCACGCACCTTTGAACTACGTTAACTTACTTGCTGTCCTCATCCTTGTTAACAACTGCCTCAAGGCGAGAGATCAGGGAGCTACGTGGGTTCTCAGAAGCCTTCTCAGCCTCTAGAGCCTCACGCGCCTTGTCCTTGTCGTCACCAACCTCTGCGAGCACCTGAGCAGAAGTCTTCCGCTTTGGTGCTGACTCCTCTACAGAAGCGCTGGGAGTCGTGACAGCGGCAGCACCTGAACCAGCCTCAGCGCTGTGGGAGTTGACTAGACCCTCACGTGCTGCGATGCGCTCGTTACGGCCTGGCTCCTCGTGCTGGGTGTTAACCGGCTGCTCATCCCGCTGGTATGCAGTGGTTGCGTTGTCTGTGGTCTCTAGACGCACACCCTCTGCGTTGCGGTGTCGTCGGTAGGTGTCCGAACCAGGAGCGCCGTACGGCTCTGCTGGTGGAGGAGTGTTGTCCAGGTGGTAGGTAACCTCTCGTACACGAGATCCACCGTCACCATGGGGAAGAACCTTGTAGTCACGTCGCTCGGACTCAACTAGCTCTAGCCGGTCGGCAACACCGTTGCCTGAGCGAGCGTCAACGTCAACGCGCTCATCGTAAATACCAAGCTGCTGACGTGCCGGAAGCGGAACGTACTCAAGGCTCTCTGAAGTTGATTCGTTCATGCGTAGAACGCGGGTCATGTCGTTACCACCTTAGGTTGGAACCGCGCACCTGTGGGATTTGTTGCGCGCAAAAAGAGGTCTACGGCATAGACCCCAGTCATGTTGTTTTGCATCAAAGACGTTGGGTCCGCATATGTGAACGTGACACCTTGCCTAGTGACTGATGTTACTCTAGCAGACTGCCTAAAGTCACCAGCCCCTAGTGCCTCATAACGGGAATCACTTCTAAGCATTTCAGCCGCCAAAGCAGCGGCTGCATCTCGTGCCATCTGAGGCGGATTCTGGCCTACTTCTAGGGTTAGTTCTGCGTACTTGCCCGCTAGATAGCGGGGGAATGCAATGTAGGTACCGGCTGGTGAAAGTGATACCTGAGTGACAACACCGTCAACCGTCGCGGATACGAGATTACGTACCGGGCGCCAAACGCTCAGCTTCACGTATCCGCGACGGTCGATCTGGTGTCGTGAGACTACGGTTACTTCACCGCTGTACCTACGGCCGGACAGCACGTAGAGAAGAGAAGTGGCGTGGTCTGCATACTCTTGCAGTAGCTCCACCGATGGATTGCCCTGAACCAGAGCATCCACTTCATCCGGTGTGCACCACGCCTGCAACTCAAGCCTCTCCGCTACCGATACCGGCACCTGTTTCATCGTTTGCTAGCCGCTCTAGGGAGGTAACAAGTGAGCTACGAGGCTCCTTGCGCTTACGCTCTTCATCTAGAGCAGCCTGGGCACGGACCTTATCGCCCGATACCCAGTCTTCAGTTTCGGCCACGGTCATGTTCTCGGGTACGTCGTACTGTACCTCAAGAACCTCTAGTGGCTCATTCTTGTCCCGCTTCAGTGCGTCGGGACGCTTACCCTTGCTCCGTGCTGCCATACCCTAACTCCTTACGGTGTTACGACCGGAGGAAGTGGCTCATAGCCGTTGACGTTCAGCGGAACACCAGCGGCAGGAACACGCGCGTACTGGTACGGACGGTCTGTGTCCCAGTCCCAACCTGCGATACCGGAACCAGCGAACGACGGGTTGTCGTTACCCCAACCAGTTGCGTTCCACGCTAGAACATCATTCTCAAGCGTAGAGTCATCTGAAGGGTGTAGGAAGAGACGTGGGAAGATCCAGTGGTAGAACGGGTATTCTACGGCCTGGCGACCACCGTCGATAGCGTAAGACCAAACCTCAAGGGCCACACCGTTTGGCTGGTCAATCTCACCAGGTGCGGTAGGAGCCCAACCAACGGCACGCTCGCTCTCGTCACGGAGGATGGTTCCACCCATGGCAATTTCGTTGAACTCAGGGTCCGGACCAGCGATCTGAATAGAGCACTCAATACGCTGGAAGACGTCTGAAGTCTGGTAGGTAACGGCAAAGTTACCGTTGGCTAGCTGCTGCTGAATGGTGTTCGCACCGTCGTAAACCGGTGTGAAGGTAACTGTCACAAACCGGTTCATGGTGTAAACGTTGGTTGCTGGGTCTTCAGCAGTGTCGCGAACAGCCGTACCGTCTAGGTTTAGCCGTGTAACACGAAGCGCCACACCCTGTACGGATGAGGTCTTCGCTAGGGGAGTGGGTGTAGTCACTTTGTGATCTCCTGTTTATAGGGTTACTTCACACGCGAAAACAGGACCCGCAAAATCAACGGCTCCAAGACGCTGCGCGTAATACACGATTTCATTCTTGCGGGTGTCAAATGCTTCACCCAACGTACCCGGAAGTACATCAATGTCTGTGAGACGTACGTTGACAATCTCTGTTGCGTACATCCAGTTCGTACCGGTACCATCCGGACCAGTGCCCGGGTAACCAGCACCCGGTACAACTACAAACCCGTGATCCTCGTAGGTCTGCTCATTGCGCCAACCATCAGGAAGCATTACCGCAAGTGCCTTAGGAGCGTGAATCATGCAGTCTCCCATGCCGTACTCTGCCATTGCTCCTACCAGCGCGCTAACCGCATTCTGTGCACCGACGATGGGAGTACCACCGCTGATGTCGATAGCGTCGGGGCTGGCAAGGCGACGGTTGGGCAGATTATCTGCTTCCGCCACCTCACCAGTCCACAACTCGCGCTCAAGTAGCTTTGACGTGTAGGCTTCAAGCAACCTGCGTGCCTGCTCATCACCGTTGTCTGCGAATCGGAAAGACGAATAACGCTTTTCGATCTCCAGCATCCACGGAATGGTTTCAATGGATGTCGGAACATTACCCGTTCCCATGTTCGTACCGCGCGTTGCGGTAAGAGGAGAGCGGTTAACGGCAGTGGTTACCGGAATGGAGGGAATGTAGGTGTACCCTGCAACCCATCGGTCATCAGTGATGACCGGAGTCCGAGCAAGGTTGGTGAGTCCGTTTGCAGGCGGTGCCGGTGGAGTAGGCTCCACTTCTGCTAGGGGTGCAACCCTAACCGGTGCTGTCATTCGAACTCACCTCCCTTGCTCGGATCCGATGCGTACTTAGTCACTGTCAGGCTAGGGTCACGTCTGCGGTACCCTGACCAGTTGGCCGTAGTGCGCTGACAACTCGTAGGGACTCGTGGCCAAACTTGACGATGTTTTCGAACGTCTCAACGAAGGTCTGGTAGTCGTTAGCAGCGTTGAGCGTGCTGTCACGGACTAGACCTAGGTCTAGGGTTCCACCGTCCATGAAGGCGAAAGTGCCCTCAGCGAACAGGTACCAAACGATGCTTGCAGGGTAGTCCTGGATTACGGCACCATCGGTGAGTGCGGGGTAGTCCTGACCAGCCTCGCCATCAAGAGCCCAGGTAACGTTGACGTTACGGCTGCTGAACCACCGGTTGATCCGAGCATCGGCAATCTCAAAGATCTCCAGACCATCGCCCGGGTGCTGCATGATGATGTCAGCGCGGAGCATGTCTAGAACCCAGGTTGGGAAGATTGCCCGTAGCGGCTGAGCACCGGTCATACGGTGCCGGTTGCGGTAGGATGCAATTCCCCGGTCCAGAACGGTAAGAACCTCACGAACCGCGCCTACCCGCTGAGCAGGAGTTGTGGCGTCGGTTGAAAGTGCACCGATCTGGGTTAGAAGCTGCTGCTCAGCAACACGAGCGTGAGCGACAAGCGCAAGCTCATTGTGGCGGGCAACTAGCTCTGGGTAAGCCCTGGTCATCAGGTTACCAAAGGTCATGATCATTGTGATTGCCTGTGTGTCAACCACAACTTCCGGACCTGGCTCTACCCGGAATGAAGGCTTACGAGGTGATACGAAAGGAGGTGTGGCGGTGGGGTCATCCGGGTCCAGAGCAGCGATGTCGTCTGCTACGGTCCAGATACCAACCACACCGTTAACGTCGTTCAGGGTCGGTGGCCGCATGAAGCGAACTCCACCGCGCTGGGTCACGAAGACCGGAAGCGAATCACGAACGGGACGCTCGGTGCTACCAACCATGTCGAACAGGTCGTAGCGAACCTCTTCCGGTGCGCCAAGACCACCGGCGGCAACGATGGCACGCGGGTTGGTAACGGCGGAAACCTTACGTAGGTTCTCCTCTGCGTTGTTCGGAGTAAGCCTTAGCTCCTCTGAAACACCCTCAAGAGTGGCAGAAGCAACAATCAACTTGTCACCGTCACCACCGCGTAGGCCGCGCATGGTCTCAATTCGGCGAGTCATTGCGGCTGCAATGTCGGCTGCTGAGGTTAGCTCAGAACCCATTGCGTAGCCAGGGAGGTCAGCACCTGCCCGAATTACAGTGGTGCGCGCGGTCTCGCGCGTCTGAGGGCTACGGCCCTCTGGTGACTCAGGCACTTCTGTTGCCTCCTTGCCTGCATCGGCTGTAACGGACTCCTCAGCGGCGGGAGCCTCTTCTTCTGTCTTTGGCTCCTCCACCTGTAGCTCAGCGGATGCTTCAACCTCTGGGGTCTCTGCTGGTGCTTCTGCGGCAGGTTCGGGGGTTTCGGAAGCTAGCTCAGCCTCTGCCTTCTCCTCAGCGGGAGCGGTAGCGGCTGCCTTGAAGTTGGCTAGCTTTGCGGAGAAGTCATTGCGCTTCTCCTGTGCCTCAGCGCGTCGTGCAACTTCTGCATCGTGTGCGTCAATGGCGTTTGCAAGCTCTTCCAGAACGGAAAGCTCAACAGGCTCTGCGTCTTCACCCTCAGGTGCAACAGCGCCGTCAATTTCGGAAAGAACCAGATCCCGTAGCTCTGCTAGTTCTGCATCACTCAGGGTCTCGATTCGCCCTAGAAGTTCGCGAATGCGATCCATAATACGTAGCTCCAGTGTTTATACAGTCTGTGTGAGTTGCAGAAACCGGCTACGGCGGACCGCACTCAACATGAGGTTAGCAAACATCTAACTAAAGAATACCAAAACACTTAAATTTTGGTGGTTAGCGGCCTAGCCGCTGGTTGATTCGGGACAGAAGTGCATTGCGCTTTTCTGCTTCACGCTCCGCTTCTAGAGCGGCAATACGTGATTCGAGAGAAGCGATGATTCCCGGAACGGTGATACGGTCCGGGTGGTACAACTCAGTACCGGCGGCAACCAGTGCTAGTGGCTCACCAGCGGCAACCAGGGTGCGCGGACGCTGTACAGGGAAGCCAGGAGTGTTCACCTGGCAGACGGCAACTAGCTCTAGCTTGCCGTTCACCTGTCGCCAGTCTCCGGATGGTTCAGAGGCGCGGAACGCCCTGACCTGGAAATCTGTGATGTCTGGACGCATGGCACCTGCAACCCAGATACCAAACTCGTCCTCACCCGCTACCACATCGGCAACGGCTGAACGAGTGTCGTCATAGTGCGCCATCGCCTTCTCTGCGTTCATGTTGAGCGCGGCGTGGCCACCTGTTAGAGTGAGCTGTCCGGTAAAGACATCCACACCCTCAGAGGTGCGAACGGGACGGCGGTTGAAGTACGCGTAGTTGCTTTCAGAGCGTGGAGGCTTGATCGCAGGGTTACCAAGATGTGACGTACCCCACGTTGCGATGTGACCGAATACGCGTCCATCTTCTGTGACCTGAAGGCGAGTAGGCTGGGTGAAACCGGGGTCCGTGAACCAATCCTTGGTTGGGTGGAGCGGACCAGCAGAGGCTAGAATGACCTCCTGCTCACCCTCTTCCGTCACAAACTCAATAGTTGCCTCCTGGAAAGCAGGCTTGGCAACCAGGGTGGCAGCAACTAGACGGCCGTGGTTGATAACAATGTTCTCGCTACCGTCATCATCTACCGAAAGCTCAGCCTCAAACTGGTCAATGTCTCCCGACACACCAGTAAGGAACTTCTCCTTCACCTGACGTGCAGCCTCTACCGCATCCTCGTGTGTATCGAACACACCTTCTGCGTTACCGAGACCACCAGTCTCTAGCCGCTCAATGTGCGTAATCTTTCCAACCGTAACGGCACCATCGTGGCCCTGAGCAGTGGTCTTCTGCCACATCAGGGGCATAGGTGGCTCCTTGAATTCAAGGGCACCCTGGGTGAAAGAGCGACGGTCGCCAGAAGGGATACCCTCTGGAATCACAATCGGAATGCGGAACCGACGACCGGCACCCTCAGGAAGAGTCTCAGCCGCTGGTGGTGCTGCTTCATCAACAGCCGCCGCAACAATCGTCTGAAGGGTCTTCAGTGTGTCAATCTGGGGTAGCTCTTCAGCGTCATTCGCTACCAATGTGCTGGATTCCCAGGCGTTACCGGAGAACTCTTCTACCGCACCATCCTTCACGCGGAAAGTCTCATCCGTGCTGGGATTCCAGAAATACCGGTAGGTTTCGTCCCACGTAACTTCAGGCATCTGGTCCTCCATAAATCATAAGGCTACAGCAAATTATACTTTGCAATGTGTTTTCAGTCGTTTCTACTGTCACCGGGCCAGTAACCGTATCGCTCGTGGAACCACTCTGCGGCAATCCGCTTAGCGTATTCGGGGTTGACATACTTCTTGATGTGGCTGAATAGCTCTGTCCAAGAATTCCACTTGGCCAGACCCTCACCGTGCAGCCAGTACCGCTTTAGTTGATTGTCGTCATTAGCGAAAACGGAGAACGCTGGTGCCTGCTCTTCCGGGATCTCCTGATCCTGAGCAGGAATTTCCTCGGCAGGCAACTCCTCCACCGACTCATCGGCAACAGGTGCACCCAGCGGGAAGGACATCCGGTCACCAGCCATCACCAGGTAGACGTTCTCTACTGGCCACGGCTTCTCTCCACCAGCCGGAATCTCCGTGACCTGAGGAAGTCCGTAACGAACCGTCATGTGAGGTACAAAGTCGTGATCAGAGCCCAGTTCGATTCCCATACCGGTCAGCGTTTCAACGAGGATAGAGCGGAAAGCGGCAAGACCAACACAGTTGATGGAGTACCACTGAGGAGGTCCGTCCCCGTTGTCGACAAACCACCCTGCACCCTGTACGCTCGCCTCCATCGGCTCTGAAGCCAGCACAGCCGCAGCAATGGCGGTGGAGATCTCTGCACGCTTCTGAGCGTCAAAGTCGACAGCATCACCGAGATAGGCTAGGGTGACGTGCAGTTCTTCCATCGGCTCATCTGTAGCCTTAGGACCGGCTAGAAGCTCAGCAATCTCCGGTGGCGGGTAGATGGCAATCATTGCACCAGGATGTACCTCTGTCTCTTCATCACCGATGGCGGCTACAACCACCTTGCGCTGCCATGCTTCCGGCAACATGTCGACACGAGACAGAGCCTTACTACGTCGGGTGATCCAGCGCTGAGCCTTACGCTTGTTCTCTGCGAACTCGTAGGCTTCCAGCGCGTAACGGAGATGAGTGGCATTCGGGATGGGGAAACTACCGTCACTCATCGCTACGCCACGGCGCACCCACTCACGACGCTTGGCCAGTGACTGAAGCTCTCGTAGTGCAGGGTCGCTTGAGTGCTCGCCCAAACCAACGTTGGCTAGCTTGAGCATAGGTGTAGCGAGCAACCTAGCTCGCAATTCGTTGCTCACTACTTTCTCCTTGTGGTGGTCGTAGATGCTTCACCGCATCCCAGTTAGTACCAAGCATGATTTCTTTACCCGGCCACGTCCTGGCTCCTGGTGTGTAACCCAGGCGGGATAGCTCAAAAGGTGTCGGGTAGTAGTTTGGATTGTTTTCCATTAGACGGAACTCGGTGTTAAGGCGCGTAGCAACCTCAGTGTATCCGGCATCTTCTGCACGAGCGCGCAACCTACCGATATGCCGCATTGCCTCAGCCTGGTTCTTGTAGTCGAATCCAGCACGAGCCCACGCGTATCCACCGACGTCGATATTAGCGAGAATAGAGACCTTATCGACTCCATCCCGGATAAACCAGTTCTCCTGGTTACGGTACAAATCGCTGGCAATACCCTGACCCTGGAATGACGGATCAATAGTGAGGTAGTCGTTGTGTACCTCTGTGACTCGGTTGAAGTCGTTGATATCGTCGAAATGGAACGTACGGGTGATCTCCCCGATGTGCCGTCCATCCGGGGTTGTGATCCTGCCGGAAAGCTGAACAGCGGTATCCATTCGAGATACGGTACGGAACTCCACCTTTGCACCGATCCTGCCCAGACCAGTTGGACCGTTGTAGGCAGCGTGGATAGCATCCTTGAGAGCCTGCCTGTCGTTACCCGACAAAGCTTGCTGTAGCAACTCCAGTCGCGGACCAGGTGAAGCCGCGATGTCTGCCGCACGATCACCCCAGTCTGAGTAGTTCGCAGGGTCAAAGCCACTAGGTAGGAACTGCTCTGAGGTAACACCCTCGGAGTCTCCGTCTACAGCGGTGCTGTCAATGAAGATGACCTCACTGGAATGGATGACGTGGGGGCTAGGGTATCGCGCTTCTGGATTGACGTAGGTGATAACTCCGGTATTGGGATTGATGTGAGAGATCTGCATCCGCTCACCGTTTACATCAATGAAGTCGTCAACCTCTAGCTTATGACCATCGGCATCGGTGGCAGTTGCCGGGGCAGGATCCTCTACCTCAGCGTCATCCTCATCATCCCAACCAGGATCCACATCTCCAGGATCGTATTCGTAATCCTCGTCCACATCCTCGTAGATGATTTCGTCCTCATCACCGTAAGCCGCCTCACGGTAACGCCTAATGCGTTCGTCAAGCTCACTGATGGTTGCTCCATCTTCATCAAAGCCAGCATTGACGAGACGTTCCCTGAGCTGTCCACCCAGGTAAACGGCTGCTTCATATGCCTGCCCATCCCCGGTTGACTCAGCCGCCTGTGACGCTTGCTCAAACTGCTCCTGGATGCCTACCACGTGATCTGGGATCTCAGGTTCGTCACCCTGTGGAGCGTTTCCGCCTTCTAGACGCTCCATCTCTGCGCTGTGATGCCCTAGAAGCTCTCGCACCCGCACTACTCGGGAGTCCTCTGCGTCCATACCTGCACGCAGCATCTGAGCAAGGGTTGTGTTAAGCTCTCGTCCGGCAATCGAGTGGTCTTCAAGGGATCCGGTCTGGTCGGCACGGCTGGATGCCCTCATAGCCACCTGTAGCTGAACCCGCACATGCTCTGGTAGCTTGGCCGCGTCTTCAGATGGTGGCTCTTCTGTGCCCTCTTCCGCCATGCGGTCAAGCTCTGGCACGCTATCGGAGTGCATCTCCTCTGTACGCGTCAGAGTTGAGGGGTCCATGTCCTGATTGCTGTCCTCATGGTCAGGATGTCCCACCGTGATAGAGCCGTCAGCGTTGATGGACTTGATTTCATGGAATCCTGGTGCGTCGGTGTGGCCAACCATGTCACCGACGCTTGCCAAAGTACCGTCTCCGATGTATGCTGAACCCTCTGGTGGTTCTGCTACGGTCAATCGGTCGGTAGGAATGGTGCCTAGACGTCCATCCGGAAGCTCAACCAGCGCTTCTGCTGGATCTCCTTCCAAACGCCCTGGCCTAAGCCCTCGAACCGTACCGATTAGACCTCCAGATACCCGGACGTGAACGCCCTTTGTCACAAATCGACCACGCCAGTCCCGAGGATGCTCGTGTTCGCGCCAAATTGCCATCAGAAATCCTCGGAATCAATGATTTCAGCAGCCTTGCTCTGGAATTCTGCTTCAATTTCCGGCCGAGGGTCAAAATCCACGTGCCATACGTTGTAATCACCCGACTCCGGACGTGATTCAGGGTTGAATTCGTCCGTATCTACGTTGGCCTTGACCCACTTGTAGTGCAGTTCGGCGAGATCTCGCAGCATTTCAAACCGGTTGCTCATACTCCCACCTTAGCAGGCTGATCAATTACGACCGGAAGCCAATCACAGCGGCATCCTGTGTGGTCTCCTGGGTAATAATGGGTGACATAAGGGAACTCACCAGATGGAGCCGACAACTCCTCTACGTCCCAGGAGTCAAATACCTTGTCGTCAAGCCTCTGGTGAGGTTCAAATTCGTTCTCCGAGAAGTGATGAACCCACTTGAAGCCCGTTGCCATGTCCCATTCTGTCTGGGTGATAGCGTCTACCGACAGAACCGCGCGACCGGAGTCAACGGGGCTGTCCGGAGATCCGCCACCCGCGACTGCCGTAGCCTTCCGGACTAGCCCCATGTCCACGTAGGCTGCCTGGGAGTCGGGGTTACGGAGCCTTTCGGCGGCTGCTTCCACCAGTCGGGAAGCTAGCCAGTCCCACGCCTTAGCTACGTTGGCGTCCTGGTTCGGTCGCATCTTCTCATAGATGCCCAGTGCGCGCCAACCGCGTGCCTGAGCCTCCTTAATCAACCCCTCGAACGACGAACGGGCACGATCGATGGTGTCCCGCACTAGCTTACGTTGGTCTTCTAGACCGAACTCCGCTAGCCGATCGGCCGGAATCTGCGCTAGAGCCTCTTCCACCGCGACAGCGGCAACTAGTGGCTTCAGCTCTGCGTCATTCCGTACCTTGGAGATGGTACGAGCACCAGCCTTCTCCAACGCGCGGGCAACCACGTCATTGAGATGGGTATAGACGGCTTCTCGTAGCTCTCGCTCCACTCCTAGAGCACGCTCAAGCTTCTTGTTCCGAGCAACCGTGATATCAGACGGACGCGCCGCCTTAGCCGCCGCAAATTGCTTCAGGAGGTGCAGTACCTGTGCGTCACGAACGGAAAATGGCTCTGGTGGAGGTAGCGTGCCTTCCGGTGGTTCTGGTGCGGGAGGTGTGGTCTCGGGTGGACTCTGCGGAATGGCAGGCTGAGCATCCGGTGTGTCCTGTGGTGCGAGATCACTGGGCTCTGTCTTTCGCGTCGGGTCGCCGAATGACTGCTGTGCCAGTTGCTCTGCTTCCTTGACCAGATCCGGAGCAACCTGCCGTAGGAAGTCCAGGGTGGTGGAAGGAGCTACGGAACCAGACAGTGCAACTCGCAACGCTAGTTCTTCATCAGTCGGTGCGTCAGCCTCAGAGAAGCCGTGAGCACGTCGCCATGCAGCACCGGAGATGAGCATACGGCCGTAACCCTTGTCCGCGTCCTCAGAGCGGTCAGGCTTGGTAACAACCTCACTCGGGTCATACCAGACGTGTACGCGGTTAACCTCGTTGAGATCGTAGCCACGAGCAATGAGCGCCGGACGTAAGTATACGGTGGTCAATGCCTCACACAACAGAAGGATCATCGGCTCAATGTGAGCCTTGAGAAGATCCTGACTGATGGTCTGTGCATTGGAGTAGCGGACTCCAGACATACCCTGGATGAATTCCTTAGGCAAGTCGATACCGTCTAGAACTCGGTTCAGCGTCTTCTCATGGCGCTCTAGGATCGTGTCGTCAAAGCCGCGCGAGATGTCAAACATCTTAATTGCTGTCTCGGCAAGCTCTGCTGGACCACGAATGATCATCGGGATGATCTCTGACTGAGACTCGCCTTCTACCGGTTCCGTGAGGGAGAGAATCAACTCCTCCTCAAACGGGTCTGTATCCGGCTGTGCCGTGTCTCCTGACGGGTCTACAGACCGCTGGAAGCGTAGTTCGTCGGCAACGTACATGATGCCCGCGTTCAGGCGAGACTGACCGGATACCCGAATGATCCTGGAGAGAAGTAGAAGTTCCTGGCAAGCCTCTTCCACGCCACGCAGGGACGAGTCTGCTTCTGCCGAGAACTTAGGGTGTGTTCGCCAGATGCGGGCAATGAAGTCATCCTCAGCCAGATACTCACCAGGCTCTGACTGCCGCTCTCGTAGGCGTACCCGGTTGTTGGCTTCCGGAACGATCTCCTCATTGGAGCGAATCGACCACTTGTCACCCTGCCCTAGAAGGTGGCATTCTCCCGCAACCAGTAGGTTGAGCACAGCGGTACGAATGAAGTTCGGTGCTCCACCAGGACCGTTGAAAAGCTTATTCAGCTCATAACGTGCCGCGTTAACAAGGTCCCGATCCAGACCACCTACGTCACCAATAGGTGCGGGAGTCTCGGCATCATCGGTTTGGTACCCAGCAAGCAGACGCACACGGGAAGTGATTTGAGCAAAGTAATTGAAGCCGTACTTGATTTCACCAATCGCGTCATAATGTCGCCACGCTAGACGCTGCCACTCAAACGACGTTCGGTCTCTTAGCTTCTCAACCTCTGCCTTACGAGCGAGATTGATTCGGCGTGCTGAGCCGACAATAGCGTTAGGCTCATTACGATTACGAGGCATCTACGATCCCATCAACAAAGAAGGATGCGGACTACGGCGCATCACTTCCTACCAGGTTATCAGATGCAAATAACAAAACCGCCCCGGAATCGAAATCCCGGGGCGGTTTCTGGCTCTGAGTCAGAGCGGCTGACGGGTGTAAACCTTGTACTCCGTCTTGTCGGTGATGGTGTTGAAGGCGAGAACCGTGGTCTTGCCCACCTTGTTCACCGCGATCCACCGGCGGGTGACCGTGGAAGCCCCGGCAAGAACGTTCGGGATGTCAAGCTTCCACCACTCACCGTTGACCATCACAAAGTCGTTGGTGTCGATCTGAGCGGCAGTGGCGGTGGTGTACATCCTGGTTCCTCCTTGCTCGGTTCCTGCTGACATGAGGAACAGTACATGGAGGTTCGCCAAGTTGTCAACCTACCTAGCCTGAAGTGCCCTGGATCTCCTGATGTGCCTGGTAGGAGCATGCAAGGAGTGTCCTGCTACGGCCTGTTGCCGGACCACGGGCGACGGTACTCGTGCCGCTGTGGTGGCCTGTTGGACACGCGACCCGCTTTGGACCGTCGCGGGTGCGGGGGCACCGGAACCAGATGGTGGGAGGATTGCAAGCATGATGGCGTCAGCATCGTCAGGTGATCTGTCGATTCGCTTTCGGATGTCATCCTTTGCCTCCACTTGAATCTTGCCCTTGTTGATCTGGTAGCGAGCACTTGTTAACTGCTTGACTGCATCGTCAGCATCTTCCATCTGAGAGAAGTCTAGCAAGTGCTTGCGCAGCATCTCACGCGCGTACCAGTGGTTCTCAGCTCTCCGGTTGACAAACTGCTTCTTGTCATCGGCGGCAGCGGCTGCTACGAAGGGGATGATGGCGACATTAGGAAGTCGCCTACGGAGATCCGCGATGAATCCGAAACCAACTCCGGTGGCGTCGATATGAAGCAGGGTGGCTCCGGACTGCATCTGTGCCTCTACGATCTTGTCTGAGATCTCGGTAGGATCCTCAGAACGAATCGTCCACTTACGCAGGATCTTCCGTCCGACGCGCTCACGAATGACCGTCTCGTCACCAGTCTCCGATGCCGCGATGTCTACCCCTAGCTGAATGGTGTTCAGCCTCTTGTATCGGGCTAGGTCTTCAGGATCGTAGTCGTCTGGTGCGTTGAGAGCGGCTGTCACGTCCGCAACCCTGATGATGGTCATGGAGTCTTCAGTGGGGAATTCGGCAGCAATCTTAGCCTGCCAGAGCGCGGAGTCCTCACCCCATGCAATTCTCTTATCATCCACCCACTTCTTTGACAAGAGAACCTTCTTGAAGATGGGTGCGCAGATCTCACCGGACAGGTTCGGAGTCTCCCACGCGGGGATCTGAATGACCATCCAGCCGTTGCCCTCAGGAGTGTTGGCACCGTGGACAACATCTTTGAAGTGCGATTGTGGGTCATCTGGGTTACCGATGGCGAGGATTACACACCCCTCGTTCGTGGCGAGGGTGTCAACGGCTGTCCAGATCTCGTTGGGCACACCACCAGCCTCGTCGATGATCACTAGAAGGTGCTCAGCGTGGAGACCGGAGAATGTCTCCGGTGCGTTGTCGGCAGGCTTTCGACCAAGACCAGCCTGATAACCGTCAATCCACCATTCGGTTTGTGTGATACGACCGGGTAGCAACTTGTTACCGTGCTCATCAACTGCCTTTGAATGCAGGGCGTTGATTTCGTTCCACAGAATCGCTCGTACCTGGTGGAAGGTAGGCGCGGTAGTAACCACCCTAGCAGTACCTGGAGGCCAGCGAGCGAGCCACCTAGCGGCTACCAGCGATGCTGTCTTAGATTTACCAGCGGAGTGACAAGACGGTACCGCAATTTTAGGGATCTCCATCTCCACCGCACGCATGATCTCGCGTTGCTTGGAGTAGGTTTCAGTCTTGACAACATCGCGCGCCCACTCTACCGGGTCGCCATAACTCTTCTTGTTGGCGTAGCGAGCGGCAAGTTGCCTCAGCGGGTCAACATCATTAAGTGTCATCGTGGTAGCGCAAACGTCCTGGCAAAGAAGATCGGCTCAACTTCTTCATCCACCGATTCCCCGCGTTCGTAGTCGTCAGGAGGTGGCCCGTCGTAACCATTAGCAGGCTCAAATACGTCATCCTCATCGTAATAGCCGATGATAGATGAAAGGTATCCAATTGCCTTAGGCTCTCCTTCAATGGTTGTCCTAACCATCAATTCTTCTGAATACAACTTTACAGGAACCAGCAATCCGGATGCGCGCGTCTTTGCCCGTGCAATCTGGAGACCCTTAGCCCATACAAGGTTTCCGAACGAATCAACGGTTGCAGTAGCGTATCCGAACAGAGACTTGACTTGCTTGTTGCTACCCTTGGTGTTGCTCGTTCGTGCGACGGCCGTTGTTACCGCAATACGGGGCGGTGGTCGCTTGACCAGGGAAAGTGCAAAGGTGTAGGCACTGTAGTACCCGCGCACCGGTCGTAGGTACGGCTGTCCTGTGAGTGATGTGCCAGCGGAAAGCGCCGCGTACTGCCCTACCGAGCGAATCGTAGCAGGAGGCACCGTTGAAGCCTGGACTAGCTTTCCCTGAGATGCCAGTGGCCGAATCAGCCCGATGAAGGGGAACTTCTTGACACCAACAATAGTGCTGGCTTCACCAGAGATCGGAGTAGTTCGGGTGAGCTTTGCTTCTCGTGCAGGTGATGTAGCCGTTGCCTTACCAGACAAAGAAGTTACAACTGCCAAGTTACCCTGGGCAGAAGCCTCAGCCCTACCCACAAGAGAACCAGCAGCACGTAGCTCAGCCGGTGGCACGTGCGAAACGGCAACAATGGGGTTGGCCTCAAGAGGAGTGATGCTCAGAAGGTCCCGGTTGTTGATAGACGTAGTAGCTTCTGCCGTACCGGAAAGGAAACCAATCCTCAACACATCGGCGACGCTGGATGACGTGGCTTCCGCTGTAGCCTCTAGCTCACCGACAACTTCAAGATCTGCATTCTCCAGTACAGAGGTGGCTAGCGATGTCACATCCTGATACCGGTGAGCGCGGCTTAGTGTCGGTGTGGGCTGAACACTGGTTACCTGAGCGGTGCCTTCTAGTCCAGTGACAACCCCTAGATCAGGAAGAGGGGAGTTTCGGCCAACAGCATCTGCCCGCCCGGACAGAAGAATAGTTTGCGATGGTGATTCCCCTGGTGGAACGAGAATGTGAAAAGCGGTCCACTGGTCAGCAGGAGACCATACCATATTGCTAGGGTCAACAGATGTGACACCGGTTGCTAGACGGTCAAAGGTGAATACCTCTACACCAGCCCACGGCTCTGCGCCCCCCTGCTTGCTAACTACGGGGTTGCCGTCGTAACCTGTAGGAACGGTAGTGACTGAGTGGGTGGTGTACAAGCCTGAATCGGGACCGTTGTCAAGAATGAGGCCAATGAGGGACCGGTAATCCCCCGCTTCCAGACCACTGAATCCAGTAAGGTCTACGGAAGAAGCGCTACCACCACTCGTCTTAACTACCTGAATCGCCTTGTTACCGTTGCGGATAACGTAGATAACCCAGGCAGCCTTACGGTTTACGTTACCGGAGGAAGCTACCGAGGTGTCAAGAGTGTGGTTGACAACAAGTGTGTCACTCCCAGTAGCACTTTCCTTGTAGAAAACGGTACCTCGTTGGTTGGTAGAAGTACCGTTCCACGCTTCCCACAGGTCACCTGTAGGACCCTTTGTCCAGCCGGTTGAAGACGTTTCCGCCCGGCAGTACGCAGCATCGTTACCGTAGATGACCACGATCTGATCACCAGGTTCAATGCCAGCAGGCATCGTGACTGTGTGGCTTGTGGTAGCGTTGTCATCCCTTCCGGGAGTACGGGAGATGACCTCAGCGGGTACTAGCTCTCCGCTACCACCTCCACCACCGGTAGATGCAGTAACAGTCACCTCAAGCATCTGGGGGTTGGACCATCCCTGAGCGTTCTTGGCACCACCCATGAGGGTGTATGTGCCTTCATTGCTCGGAGTCCAGGAGAGCGCGGCTGAAGTTCCGATAACGGATCCAGCACCTGTAGGACCACTGAGAATAGTCCACTTGTATTCAGTGATGCCAGAACCAGTGACGGACATGGTTCGATTAAAGGCTACTCCAGGCTGGGCAGTTGCCGCCGCTCCGAGATCAGCAACCGGGGCATTGAAGTAGTTCTCTGGAGTTGCCCAACCGGTGTGCCAGTGTGCCACGTTCTGGTACTGAACCGTTGCCCAGTCTGTAGGATCAATGCCTGAGCGGAGACTTCCGTTGGTGTAGAACTGAGCGTAGCTACCCCACTTAAACATGTAGGTAGCAAGGTCAGGAATGAGCGCCGTAGATACCTTGTATACGGGTACCGTAAAGTCCTGGTAAAAGACGTAGAGAAAGCTCTTATGAACCAGAAATAGAATGTCGTAGACGTCACCGAATTGGTAGTTGCTATTCAAGTCCAAGACATCAACTGTGTTGTCCTGACCAGGGTCATAAGCGCGTAGCACAAGACGGGTGGTATTGGTGCTGGTCTTGTACCTCGTACGCACCATGACGATATCGTCTTGAGCTGAGTGAATCTGACCTGTTGCAGTTCCTGCGTCATTGGCCAACGGGTGATCAATAACCTTTGCACGGAATCGCTGCCAGTGAGTACCGCCATCCTGAGGACGCCACCCTAGATTGGTATCGGCACCTTGCGCTTGCTCGCGTCCCTCTACACGTGGGTTATCAGTACCGCTGGTTGTCGGTGCGTCTGCACGAACAGAGGTTTGCACCCAGCCATTGAGAACGGTAAACTCTGGATTGTAGTCCAGACCAGCCGCAACCTGGGAGCAGTTGTACAGCACCCTTTCAGCCCAATCCGGGCGGCTGATATCAAAGGCGTAATGGCTCTTACCAGCGGCAAGGCCAAAGTTGATAAGTGTGGAGGGTGCTACCACATTCGCTCCTTACAAATAGAAAAGCGGTCAGGCCGTAACAGACCCGACCGCTTTTCTATGATAACTTACTGGATGGCTAGGATTAGCTCACCGATTGGGAACTCTGCCGCGTCACCAGCGGCGTAACCACGCTTGTTCGCAACATCTGCGAACCACCAACGCTGAGGTGTTGCTGCGCTGTCCCAGATTTCGAATCCACGCACGCCACCTGTGTCTGTTGACTCGTCATACGGGATGTCCGGCATGTTGTCAAATCGGATCACAGCGTTACTGTGAACCTCACCCTGGGCTGTCTCGTCTACCGAATCAAGAGGAAGCTGCTGCCTCTGGTAACCAGAACCACCAGCAGTCGTAACCTCAGTACCGGGAGTGGCATCGGTACCTGTAGTGGTGACGAGAGCCACCATGAGAGGCATAACCGGCGCTACTGCGGTTGCACCTGTAGGAGCACCGCTAGAGCCTGTACCCTGCTGGACCAGCCAACGCAGAGTCTGCGTCTCTCCAAAGTCAGTTAGAGCCATTATCAGAAATCCTTAACTGCGTGACGTCCGACAGAAACCGGTGCAACTACCGGACCTGGAAGAGCGATAACACCAACTGCACCGAGACCGGCAAGGATTGCCTGAATTGTCTCTGCGTTTGTCCATCCGTCAGTGAGAGCAGATGAAGCGAATACCACGATTGCGCTTGCTGCGGCAACGTAGCCCTTCATGTAAGCCCATACACCAGCGGGAAGGTTACCGGCACCTAGGACACCCACGGCACCGAGAGCAACGGCAAGAACGTTGAAAATCTCGGTAACAGAAAACGTGTTGTCAGTGAGGGCCGGTGCGATTGCTGCTAGCACAGTGGCTAGTAGCATGGAAAAGAACTTCTTGTAACCTGTCACCGGGGTCTCCTTTTATAGAACCTGAACCGATTCTACCTTATTTGGCATCTAGTTCTTCTAGCATGCCCTGAAGCTTTGCAATAGCGTCAAGAATCTGGTCACGAGCGTAACCTACGTCAACACGTCGCGCCGGTTCGATAGCATCATTCTCAGCGGTTGTACGGGTTGCAGGTGCGTTCTCTGGGTCATCAACACCCAGAGCGGTCAGAATCTGGTTACGAGCAAAGCCCAGGTCATCGCGCTTTGCTACCCGGGACAACTCCTCCCTGAGAAGTGCGCGTACTTCATCCTTGGAAGCCATTACAAACTCATCTCCTAAAAGTCTTGCCCTGGTTGCTGGTCCCACAATTCCGTCAGCGGTTAGACCATTCAACGCCTGAAATGCCTTTACGGCAGATTCGGTTGCCGGGCCAAAATCTCCATCTGCAACCAGTTTAAGGTGCAAAGCCGCATTCAAAGCCTCTTGAATCTCTTTTACACCGTTACCCTTGTCACCCTTGCGGAAAGTTGCTTGTGATGGGGTTCCGACCGGGGCACCTGTAACCAATGATACGGCTTGAGCACGAAGAGCGTTCAGATCATAAGTTTTGCCGTTAGCGTAACCAGGATCCCATTTACCCGTTACAGAGGTCTCTGCATGGCCTCTCACCCAGTCTGCGTTAGGACGCTTGAGGATCTGGGATACCACGGCAGAGAGGATCACAGCAGTCCGGTACTGTGCATCCGTCATCGGCTTGGTACCGGGATACACGATCTCGTGACCCCACATGAGCTTATTGAAGGTGCGCGTGGTCGGAAGAGGACCCATAGCGCGCCCACCAGAGGCACCAGCATGGTTGGCAGGGTGCGCGGCAATGATGGTTACCCCGCCGTCATCGTCTCCTGAGGAGTTGCAGAGCGGTCCAGAGAGACCAGCGCGACCGTTGGCTAGGGTTGCGTACGCCTTTCCGTAGTTGCTCGCTGTGTGGTGCAGAGATAGCCCCTGGTAGTTAGAAGTCTGACCGTTACCCCGGAACTCCCAACCGGGCCACCAGCGGACAGGGATTCCGTGTGCCTGAAGACCCTCAGCGACTGCCTTAGCGAAAGATACGCTCATCCTTCCCACCTGAATTCGTCGTCTGCATCAGGGTCAAAGTCATCCTGGAGGTAAGGTGCATTTGGCTCTTCATCAAGGAATCCAATAATCAGGATGCCCTCTTCTGAAGTCTCGTACCGAATCACGACATCACTAGCCAAGGTGTCTGGGTTGTCGTCGCTATCGGCGACTGAGGACAGATGTGCCCTTACGTGGTCCACCGAATCGATAACTCCGCGCTCACCAGCAGAGTGAGGGACGAAACGTGAGTATTCCATATATGCTCTCCAACGTAGGTAATCCCAGGATATCGCATTTAGGCGTACGCAATGAGCATACGGCCCGGTTCTGGCCCTTGAGGTGCGTCACTCAAAGGAATTGCGACGTGATAGGACACAAACTGTTCAGCGACGTTGTACCCGGCATTTCCAGGAGCAATGCTGGTGCCTGTGACGCGATCGTACATGGAGAAGATAGCCGCAGACTGGGTGCTGTCGGGATTCTGAGCAATAGGAGTGGAATATCCGGCCGGAATCGACGTAATGGCCTGGTTCGTTGTCATGCTGGAGTCAGTAGCAACGAACAGGAGAGAAAGGTATTCGTCTTCAGGCACCGAGAGCGGCACGAATCCTGCCGCAGTAGAGGTTGATCCTCCGGTATCCGGATTCGAGATAATCGGATCCTTGGAAGCGATGATTGACCAGGCGATGTAGGTTGCCTGCTCTGAGGTATCTGTGAAGAAAGTCAGATCATCATCACCGGTAGCCCGCTTGGCCACAATAGTCAGCCTGTGGTTGGTGCTCTGACCTTCACCCATGCTGCCCAGAATCTCCCAGGCAGGATCGTTTACCGTCACTACGGCTGTCTGCGTATCGTTGGCAAAGCCGACTACCAGTAGGTCTCCGATCTCGTAGTCAGGAAGGATGATCGGGTAGTCAAAGGTATTGGTAGTAAAGCGACCGGTGGTGTAATCTCGGATCCGCTCATCCAACGCCTCTGCTGGTGGTGCGAGAGTAACACCCTGGGAAACCGGAATCTCCACCCACGCGGGACGAGTTGAGGTGCTACCCGTATCTCCTGGTGCGAGATCCGTGCTGTCTGTTCCACCGTGAATAAGGCCACCAAGATACTGAGCGGTGCTGGTGTTCATCGCTCGGTAACCCAGTTCGAATACGATTCGGTCACCCGGATCTAGAGTTACGTCCGCAGTGTGACCTGTGATCGTGAATTCAACCGCAACCGCGTTAGTTGGGGTAGCCGTGGACGTGACAGGCCATTCTACGTTGTCGGTTCTGGAAAGGATCTGAGCCTTTCGAGAGCCATCGGACGCCATGACCCACGCGCCAACCTGAGTGTAGAGGTCAGCATCAGCGTGTGTCTGGAAGCGAGCAAATGTCAACTTCCACGACACGTTAGCCGGAATCTTTCCGGTCTGCTCTACCGCGCCCGTAATCCATGTACCGATGTGGACGTAGTAGGGAGAAGTAGACGACTCCTCACCCAGACCACGCCACGCCGCCGGTCCCGAGGGATCGTTAGACAGGAGAAGCGGGTTGTCTACGTTGTTCGGATCGTAGCCGGACCATTCAATACCGGGATCCGTTGTAGGCTTCTTGTCGGCGGGTGTGTTTGAGAGGTAGGTTCGTAACGTGGTATGAGTGGGTGCGGCAGGAGCAAGAGTAGCAGCGAACACAAAAGACGCGTCTGCACGAGACGCGGTTACCGTGCCAGACTGGGTACCAGAAGCAGTGCGTTCGATCTCGAATACACCGATAGCGATACGTTCGAACGTAGAGCCGTCAGCCGTATCAACCGCTGGTCTCGGAGTCCATCCCGTTGGTTCGGTGAACGTAGTGGCAATTCCCGCACCATCACCGGTGTCATATACGATCGCACCAACAACCAGTTGCTCTGCCGCTGTGGTGTCCTGAGTCGGCAATGCGTGTGTGAGACCTGATGCACGGGTTGTAGTGGTCGGTGCAGGAGTAGTCAGCCAACCAGGACCACCGCGCCACGCGAGACGAGACACGACGAAAAGACGTCCATTAGCGGGGTTGGTGATGGTGATAGGATCGGTGGCAGTAGAAGCAGAGGCGATAAACGCGCTGACGTTTACCGAGGAGTCACCGGCAGTGCCGCTGAATCGTCCAGCCTGAGTGAACCCTGAAACAGCAATAGCACTGCCGCTCGTACCGCTAACGGCAATGATAAGTTGGTGGTCTCCGGAAGCCAACCCAGTAGGTGCGGGCACCACAACAGAAGCACCGGTACCGGCAACCTGTGACTGCCCAACAAAAGTAGCCTTAGGCATTATGCTTCCGTAATGGTGAAGGCAGTAAGCACCCAGTCATTAGGTGGGTTTGTCAAGCTTCCTGGACCAACGTACTCTAGCGCGAGGATGGCGATTTCACCGGCGGCTACGGTGTGCGGACCACGAGTCAAGCCCTGTGTCTTTCGGATGGTAGAAGCAATCTCTACGGTGCAAGAGCCACTTGACGGATAGATGCGGTATCGGATAACCTGTCCATCGGATCCATTAGTGGGTTCCCCGATGACGACAGCCGCACCAGAAGACGCGGCATAGGTTCGTACATTCTGACCGGTGGACGCATCACTAGTGATAGTGGCAGAACCAGTGGATGCCTGTAAAACACGGGTAGGCACAATCCGGATTGCTTTGAATTCCTGAGCAATCCGGGAAGCAAGGTCAGAGATACCGCTTTGTAGGCTCATACCAGTCCGTTATTGAATACCGTCACGAAATTGGTTGTGGTGTCGCCTACATCTGTCGCTGAAGCGGCATCGATGTTGGTTCGTGCCTGTGCCTTCTGTGGATCGGTCAGGGTCTGAGCGGCGTCAAAACGCACCCGATTACCTACAGCCGTGGTCAGCGCTGCTAGTTCGTCGTCGGTGGCTGACGCGTCAATCAGAGTCTTCAGCTCTTGCAAGGTGTCGTAAGCAGCACCAGCACCACCGAGAATGGCGTCACGAGACGCAGCAATCTCGCTAGAGGTCTTGGAGCTTGACCATGTGCTTGTGGTGGCGGTAGCGTTGTCGTCAATACCAGCGGCAGAGCCAACACTAGACGCAACCTCGTTGATAGCGGCAACCAGGTTGGTCTTGTTTGTGGTGGTTAGCCCTGTAAGGTCAGCCGCGTTGCCATTGATCCAGGTCTTAGCCTGCTTGATCTGGGTAGCAATCGCGGTAGCAAGATCAGAGATGTTAGTGACAAGGGACATTAAACTAGACCGTTCTGGAAGATGAGGGAGAAAGAGGGAGCGTCAATATCGTATGCCTTGTGTGGCTCAACGGCCTGTTCATGCTCCGCAATACTGCTGTTAATGTAATCCTGGATGTCGGGTGGGACGGTTTCGTCTCCAGTAACTGTGCTGCCAATGGTAATCGTATCGCCTTCAGTCGTAATGGCGATACGATTACCCGCACTGAGCCTCAGATACCCTAGGATTCCGTGGTCACCAGACGCAGCCTTGACCCCAACTAGCTTGCCCACCTCAGGATTAGAAGCGTCGAAAGGCGGCAAACTTCCCCTAGGCTCCTGATACAGGAAACGCATGTACGGGGGAACCGTAGGAGTGCTGGAATCTTCATCATTCCATACCGGCTGTGTCATAGAGACCCCTTTCGCCTCTATCTTAACTTACAAACACAGATCCCAGTGGGTCTGCCTTAATGAATTCCTGCACCAGCCCCTGGTAAATGGGGTCCGGAGCAAAGGTAGTCGGCTCTGGTGTCGGCTCTACAGCCTGGGGTGTAGGTTCTGGTGGCGTAGTGACCGGAGGAGGTGTTGTAACCGGCGGTGGTGCGACTGTTGTAGTAGGAACCGGTGGTGTGGTGGTCTCGTTAAGCGGCGCGCTGGTCTGTGGCTGTAAGGTAGGTCCCTCTGGTGACGGTACTGGGTACTCCGTGGTTGGTTCAGGGCGTGCGTGTCGTCCGCGTGGCTCTGTAGTCACAGTTGTTGTCTCCTTTTCCACAATGATTCTCGGCACCGGTGGCACCATATCCGATGATACCGGAGCCTGAGTCTCTGTCTCCGGTGGTAATTCTCGGTCGGGTAGAAGTGCCCATCCTGCTCCAATGGCGATTGCCGCTGGTGAGAAAATCAAGGTCCACTTCAACCACAAAAAGAAGTCGTCCCGATCCCACATGATCAGTACTGGCAGGGAGCTAGAGACGCGTGTACGTGATCCTTGTGGTTCTCCGTGACAGATCCACGGTCCTCCATCTGCTTCCAACCAGAGCCAGAGTTACGGCGCTGCCACCAAATGACTGAGGCAACCCCTAGATCCCGCTGGTTGGCGAGGATGTAGTCTGCGATACGGTCACCAAGTCCACGATTTCCGTACACCATGAAGTCAACTGCCATTCCGGATGGGTGGCACGAGTTACGGCTACGTCCAGCGCGACCACCGAGACGAGTCACACCAGGATTAGCAGCCATCACCTGATCACACATCTCAATAGCGACTGGACGAACCCCTAGAGAGCGATCGTGGCAGGCAGGAATGTGAGGGTTCCCTGCTGGTGCAGGTGCTGGCACAGCCTCTGGAGGAGTTACCGGATCCTCAGGTACATCCTCTTCAATGGGTGCAGGTGCGTTAGGGATCTCTACGGGTGGTGGAGGAGGTGGGGCTACCGTGGTCGTCGGTGGCACCGTTGTAGGCTTGGGGGCTACACTCGTGGGTAGCGGTTGCGACGATTCAGCAGGAACGGGAGAATCCTTCTGACGGCCGGTAGCACGCGGTTGCGGAGTAGGGCTAGGAGTCGTGACATCGTACCGTCCCTTATACGTAGGTTGGGTAGATTGTACCGTATTGGCGCTTACCGTGGTCTGGGGTGTAGCGGGTTCCGTCACAAGAAGCGCGGTGGTCATGAGTGCAACTACAGACATACTCGCGCCAATACCAATGGCGGTCAGCCTCATCAAATAATCCTTACGTCGTGTTCCTCAGTCAGTTGAGACTGTAGAAATTCACCCAATCAACATCCAGCGTAGCATTTCCAGCCTTACCGGTGTTGTCCAACTGAATTGTCAAGTGACCCTTTGGCATCGCGGTAATGTCTGCTTCCGAGAAGCTGAACCACTCTCGGCCGTTGATGAAACCCTTGATGTGCTTTGGCGTCCACTCTACGGCTACATTCTGCCACTCGCTCATGCCGCCCGGTACGTTGCAGTCTTCCGCGTGCTCCTGCTTCTTTGGAGTCTCACCCGGGTAGTGGATGTAAGCGGTAATGCACTTCTGGCCTGGATTGTCAAGCTCCATAAAGTCATACTCGCCATCCTTGACCCGCTGGTTGCGAGAAGACCAGATGATGAGTACTGGGTTCAGCTCTGCGCCGTTGCTCCGAACTCGTGCCTCAACGCGTCCGTACTGGAAGTCATAGGTGGATGCCATGCCGCCGGAATCACCGTTGGCTTCTCCAGTGATGCGTAGGTAGCCGTCCTGGACCGTGATGGCCTCAGGGGTACGACGTCCGTTCCCAGCGTGGCCCTCACCGTTGTAGACGCTCCACCGCTCTTCATCGGGCTTACCCGGCACGCTGAAGTCATCCGACGCGTAGAGGGCTTCTCCCCAGTTGAACGTTCCGGCGGCAGTGACACCGGTAGTCTGGACGGGGTTGTTGCCTGGAGTCGCACCGTTCTTAGGAAGCG